CCAGCGAGAACAGGAGTAGCAAGAGTAAACAAACCATCACTAGCAGCATTGTAGTATTCCTTTATGTAACGCATACGAGCTGTAGCAGGTTCTTCGCTGTGGAACACTGTGGCCGCTGCGATCATGTAACGCACCTGTGGCGTTTCATAAATCTGTCCTGTGCTACGATTACGCACCAGATATTTTTCAATCAACTGCTCTACAGCAGCATAGCTGTAGCTTTCATCTCGCGCATGGTCGATCATTTCATCCATGCGATTCCATTCTTCTTCCGTGTACCAGGTCAGCAAGTCAGGAGTGTATAGTCCAACTTCCACATTGCGCTTCACGATCTCGTACAGGCGTGGGGGATCATAGCTACCGTATACATCTTTGCGCAACATGCTCAGTCGCTGTTTGCCTGCCACAAACTGATAGTTGGTATGTCCTGTGTCAGGATTCTGTTCCACATCGATCAAGTCCACGATGGCCCGCAGGGTGATGCCATCGATTTCTTTGGTAGTGATGCCGTCGTAGAAATGTAGCTGGGTGCGTATTTCTATCATGCTTTGGCTCACATCTGCGATACCACTGCAAACTTTGGCTATCTGGGTCTGCCACTTTTCTAAGGCGAGAGATTCTTTTCGACCGCTGCGCTTGACAACTGTTATGTTTTTCATTTTTCGCTACTTTATTTGAGTTTTTATTTGTTCTTGGCTGATGCTATGTCGGACTTGGAACGAGCTTAGGTTGATATTTAACAACTGGTCTCTATCCCAATTCAGTATATATTTCTTTTGACTCACCAGGACTAAATTGTCGTTGTTGGTGTCTACAAGCTCTGCATCTTGTATATCTTCACGATCCATAAGAGCTATAGTATACAGTATTCCCAGCCCTCTTGCAAGCCCGCAGAATAGATTCTCATCCAATAACTGCCAGGGATCTGGCCATGTAGCACGATCATCCCAGTGCAAATAATATGGTCGCCAAGGAGTATCAAACCACCAGCAGTTGATAGCTTCCAAACATTGTGCCTTGGGGAGATTACCAGCTTCGAGCCTGAGTTGATTCCAACTGGCTAATCTGGTGTCAAACGTATGAGCCCACATCAGGCCAAGAGTGTGACGGAATAGTATAAGGTAGCATCACTACCTGTGTTGGTAGTGGTGTACTTCCAAGAAACCACACTGCCTGTTTCAGTGGCAGTTAGTGTGACTCCGGTGGATGTATTTTGATAACCTTCATCGTTATACACTAAGTTTCCGCCTGTGCCATCTGTACTGGCCACTATGGTAAAGTATCCAGTGCGTGTTGTAGTAAGGCGGGTGATGGTATAATCAATGCGCACAGCTCTCACCACGGTGGCATCTAAGGTGGTTATGGTTGCAGCCGCTGCGGTGTTGTTGACCAGTGTGGTTGAAGTTCCGGCTTGCCTATAGTAGGTACCCATCTGTATCTGCTCGCCATTTTCTGTGGCGATACTGGCGGTGCTGTGTAAGTCGATCCTGGGATAGGTACCAGAGTAGGCATTGGTACGTTGGAACATGTCTCCAAGGCATACATTATTTTCAGTATTGATGTCAATAACAGCACTGGCAGGGTAAGTAGTACCAAGGAAATGATTACCTACATCATAAAAAATATTGTCATTGGTGTTGTTCAGGCTCACATTGTCAAATACAATACCTTGCACATAGATATTATCAAATATGTTGTTAACGAGGCGCGTACCGGTAGCACCACCATTTACTGGAGATGCTCCTCCGAGGTATACGCCCTGATAGAGAGTGTCAAACTTAGAATTTGATATGGTGCAACTCTGGAGCTGTTGATCAGTGTTGGTACCATAAGTGAAACCAGAGAACTTGCAGTTATTAAGCGTGATGTGATTACATACCAATCCTGCGGTGCTAGCCCAACGCACGGCTGCAATGTCATCAGCAGCAGTGTCTAGATCAGCAGTGGTCAATGGTCCTTGTATGTTCACATTGGTGATAGCACAATCATGCGCATCTTGTATCAACAAACCATCCATGATCTCACCGGTCTGGATCTTCATGTTAAGGATCTCAATGCTTTGTGGTTCCGTGGCCAATGGTATGTTGGCACCAGTTTGTTGTGCGCTGTTGGCAGTTTGTACCACATAGTCTGGCAAGGCACTCACTGTCCAATACACAGTGTCGGTTATTAATGTGCCCACTGGCACTGTGCCATTGGATCTGTAGTAGGTGGCACCATTCTTCACCAACGTACCTGATTCATAAGCCACAGTGCTGGTCCATACAGCCACAGAGAAGTTTAATATTGAACTGTCAGGACCTTCTCCATACAACAAGCAGAAAGGTGGTACTTTGATTGAGTCGGTGATGCGATAGTTTCCAGCAGGGAAAAACAAACTCCTGCGTATCTGTACATTGTTCTGGACGCAAAATAGTTGATACAATGCACGATTGATAGCAGCGGTATCATCGGTGACTCCGTCTCCGGTGGCACCAAAGTCGGTGACTATGGCATAGCTGTCTAGTCTACTCTGCAGACTTTGACTGACAGGACTGCCGCCGCTGGGACCTGTTTGTACTGTGTAACCTGCTGCTGCACCTTGATAGGTGTATGTGGTGTTTGGTCCCAGCAGATCAGAATATTCTGTGAGTATTTCCACATTGTTACGCTCATCAGGAGCGCCTTCGGCTAAGGTACCTGGACCAATGTATAAACGCCTAGCGTCCACTGCCCATCCAAGTTCAGCAGGGGCCAATGGCTGTGGAAGATCTTCCTCTAACCCTTTGCGCTGGGTAATGCGTGAGATTTGTACGATGGCCAATTTAGTATTCCTTGTGCTTTAGATCACGTATTTAGCAGATAAAACTGTTCAACACGCCGCCACCACAAGTCCCGATATTTGTCAAATTCTGCGCCCTCTAGCACGAATTCTTGATACTTAGGCTCACCAATGATATTGTGATCGGCATCAAGATCGGGCTTGACACACATCAGCACCACGCCCTTGCGTATCCGAGTGCCATACACTTCATTGTGTGCTTCTGCATAGGCGCAAAGCTGCGTAAAGTAATCGTCGATCCACTCACGCCGTTTGGGCTTGTTGGTCTGTTTATAGTCCAGGATGCTTTCCGCATTGAGGTGTATGCCCGCGCCATCTGTGGTTCCTGCATAGACCTTTGGAAAATACAGCGGAACTTCAATACCCCAAAACTCGCTTACGTTTTTAAGTCCGTGCTCTACGATGGTATTGGCCATCAAATGGCTGGGCCATGAGAAAGGATTACTACCACGTTCGGGAATAGCGCCTTCTTTGATGTAGCGTTCCAAGTAGGTGTGCATCCTGGTACCGCGGTTAGCAGCTTCGGTAGTGATCTGCTGTGCTTTTTCTGCGCCCACTCTAGCCCGCCATTGATTAAGAGCTTTCTTGCTTTCTTCGCTTTTGGTACGGTCCAGGATCGTGGTCACGCTTGGTAGTTTGTTACCGTCGGGTGTGGCATAGAATCGTTTGCCGTCAATGGTCACACGTGGTATGGGTTGGTAATCGTGACGTGGATTATACATCTAGTTTTTCCACTATAAGTCCTGACTTGTATAGGAACTGGAGTCCCGCATCATCTCTATAGTCTTCACTATAAAATACACGACTAATACCTGACTGATAAATGAGTTTGGCACACTCGAGACAAGGACTGTGAGTAACAAATAAGTCAGCCCCAAGACCACTGTTGTTAGACTTCGCCAATTTTGCAATAGCATTTGATTCAGCATGTAATACCTCTGGGTTGGTTTTTAAAGTTCCATCTTGTAAAATGTGTTCGCAGTTATTGTCCCAACCTGCGGGCATGCCATTGTAACCATAGCTGATAACTGTGTCGTCTTTGACTATTACAGCACCCACGTTGAGTCTGCGGGCATGACTAAGTTGGGCAGCTCTGTGTGCCCAATCCATGTATAACTTTTGGAATTTGATCTTCAAATTTTAAAACTCTCTCCACAGCCGCAGCGGGCCGATTCATTGGGGTTGATAAAATCAAAACCTTCTTGCAAGCCCTCACGCTTCCAATCCAAGATCATGCCATCAAGATATGCCATGTCTTTGTTGTCAACATACACCGTGACACCATGATTATCGAACGCCATGGGTTGCAATGTGTCCACTGCATCTACGTATTCTAACACATAAGCTAGTCCAGAGCAACCTGTGGTTTTCACACCCAGGCGTATACCCAAACCTCTACCACGTTTGGTTAAATTCTGACGTACCTTTTCTGCTGCTCGTTCAGTTAGAGTTATCATATAGTTTCTGCTTGATCCGTGCTTGCCAATCTTCCATGTAACCAAAGGTAGGGTCATCCTTGATGGCGTTGAAGGTATTGTTCAATATCTCTTGATCTGTCAAACTGAGATCCAACATACGACCATGCGGTTGGGCAACATGGAATATGGTGTCCATGTATACTTCTACCAAGTTTCCTTGCGGATCAAAGAAGTACACGCTCCATGCGTTGCCATGATCCCAAGGACGGAATCCTTCTACACCATAATCTGATGCTCGGTTGGCCATGGTGCGCAGTTCGTCCAAGGTGCTGACTTTGAAACTGAGTTGCTGCATCACTGTGGGAGAGTCCCCAACGGCTAGCACCAGTTGATGATGGCTGTCTGCACTGCCACTTAGGAACACTATGGGTGTGTTGTTCATGCGGGCTAATAGTCCACGGTCTGTGACCATGAGTCCTAGAACTGTGGTGTAGAACTTTTCCAGTACTTCTATATCTTTGGTGAACAGTCCTACATGTGTGAGTTGTGGTATCATTTCTTACGTTCTTTCATAAGTTGTCGCACTTCTTCGGTTGTGAGTATTTCCTTAACCCAACGGGTACAAACAGATCGAGTACACATGGTGCAGGGGTCTGACAGATTAGCAGGTTTGGAACTAACACAGCGCCATTTGTAATACACGATTGGCTTGACGGGTGTCATGCCGTATTGGACTTCTTTGGTTTGTGCAGATGCCAGTGCTAGACTACTTAACAGCACCACCCCAACCATTCTGGGTGATATCAAACATCGTACCGTCTGGAGTATGATATTTGACTTCATAGAATGTGGTGTCATCTGCTACTTCTCCCATAAACCAGGTGGCGCCGGATTGTTCTACTCGGTTTTTTGCAGCATGGATATCATCTACCCAAAATCCTAAGTGATGCAGACCTTCATAGTCTTTGCCTCGTGGACCAGCCATCTCGTCGTTTTTGTATTTAAGCAAGGCCATGTTGATCACACCGTCACTCAAGTAAACACCGTCAGCTAGGGTGCTGTGTGTTTCGCCTACCTTCTTCATGTCAAAGGCCTGCATATAGAACTCTGCTGTGGCCCAGGGATCCTGACAGCTGATGGCTATGTGTCTAAGTTTGGCCATGTTTGTCTTGATAGTCTTTGATGGCAGCTTTGATAGCATCTTCAGCTAGGATGCTGCAATGGATCTTTACGGGAGGAAGCGCCAGCTCTTGTGCGATCGCTGTATTTTTAATTGTTCCAGCTTCTGCAAGTGTCTTTCCCTTGATCCATTCAGTAACCAGGCTGCTACTTGCGATCGCCGAGCCGCAGCCATACGTCTTGAAGCGAGCGTCCTTGATAATGCCATGTTCGTCCACCTTGATTTGCAGTTTCATCACGTCACCACAAGCAGGTGCTCCTACCATACCTGTGCCAACGTCTACATCGTCTTTGGCAAAACTACCCACATTGCGTGGGTTCTCATAATGATCAATAACCTGCTGACTGTAAGCCATCTAGTTGTACCTCTCTTATCCATCCTATTAGACAGTCCGGACCGTATTTTTGTTTGAATTTATTTGTAGCTTGGAACTCGTTTTCAGCATCAACCACAGTGGTATACTGGCGCAGTTGGCCAGACTCTGTGGTCTTTATGTATGCTTTCCAGTGTTTCATTCTATACCTCTCACAGTGCATTATACTTTATGTAAAACCAAAAGTCAATGATCAGTACTTACTTCATACCTCGCTTCATAGCCGATTTGGCCATACGATCAACTGTTTGTTGGGCTTGTGGCACGCTCATTTTGGTAGGACCAATGTCTGCGCCTTTGAATGTGACCATTCCGGAGTTTGGATCTAGGGGTTCCAAAACACCACTTAAAGGAGGCTGACTCACGATATCGCCCAGGGTCTGTTTGGTCACAAAGATACCTAAACTCTGGGCTAGTTTGATGAATGCATCCTGACTGATTTGTTTTTGGCTATTGGTATCTTCGGCGCGACCAACTAGGAAGTTGACGAGACCCAAAAGTTTCTTTGGGTCTGCGCCTGGTTCTTTTTGATCTACTTCCGTGATTCGCATTATCGCTTGGCGCGGCCGAGAGCAGCAGCAGGTACTTCTGCAGGCTCTTCCGAAGGAGGTGCCATCTCAGGTGCTGGCATTTCGCCAGCCATCTCAGGAGCAGGAGCGGCCATACCCACATTGGCCATGCCTGCGTCAGGTGGTGGTGTTTGACCAGTGACCACACCTAATGCTTGATCCAACTGTGCCTTGGCACCTTGTAGATTTTGTACTAGGCCTGTGAGTGCTGCTGTGGCATCGGTGTTGAACTGTTGTGCTTGATCAATACCAACTTGATTCTTGATTGAGTCAACCAGGGCTGGCAGTTCTTTGAACTGCATCTCGCTAGCATCTTCCAACATGCTCTGCATCTTGTCAACCATGTCTTGTGCAGCCAACACCACTTGTGCTTGTTGCACTTCGCTTTCGTTGAGTCTACTCATCACACGGCGCAGGCGGCTTTCGGCTTGCATCATTGCAGCGCCAGCTACCAGCTTCTGCTCTTCGGGATTCAATGATTGACCAGCAGCAGATTTTTTCAATGCGGCTTCTAACTTAGGATCTTTGATTCCGGCAGGTGCAGCAGGAGCGCCAGGGGCAGCAGGTGCAGCAGGCATTGCTGGTGTGGTTTCTTTGAGTCTGGCAGCCAATGCTTGTTCCATCATCAATAGCTTGAGATAACTAGGATTCTTTTCGCTTTGATGGAAAGATGGCTGGCGGCGAGTCTCGCCCAGGATTCCACGCACGCGATTCAACATAGCCTTGGCTTGGCGCGCCGGAATGCGATCCAGTTTGATCTCTGAGCCAAAGTAGCTTTCAAATACTTTGGATATTTGTCGGGTTGGCTTAGCGGCCGCTAGTTCTTGCAGTTTCATTTTGGAATCCTTTTAGTTGTATATATTTAGCCAGATTTAGGCATTTTTCAAGTTCACGGTCCACCAACGAATAGTGCCCAACCTTAGATTCTAACTTGGTTATCACCAGTTCTTGGAATTCGTGATTCTTTCCTTTATGGGCCATTTGCTTATTGTAGTTTATATCTGCCGACAGAGCCTGTTTTTTGTGGTCTAACGTTTTTATAATCTTGGCCAATCCATACTGTTTGTAGTTGTCAGCTACGCACCAGCTGATGGCTGTGCGCTTGTTGCTGAACACACTGACAGAACTATCATTGTTCACAGTTACTTCAACTTGATGCAAAGTGGGTTTGAGTTGATATCTTCCAAATGCCACATATCCACCCTTTTCATCGTCAATGATCATGGTGTGGAGACTACGGCGAGCTTCACGCTCGGTCCAGCGTTGTACTTTTTGATCTCGGGTCATGATTTAAAATAGTGTGTGGCAAACCAAGCCACTGCTCCTACCAATGATGCTATGATACCAATACCCCAGTTTATGATCTGTGTGTTGCGCTTTTCAGCTAGTTCATGCACTAGATCGTGTATTTCCTGTATCACAGTGGCTTGACTAATCATCTTGGTATCCACATTCTCTATCTTGAGCTCTAGCATGCGATAGCGTTCAGCACACAGTTCAACGTGCGCTTCAAGACTCTTCTTTTCGATATCTGTGGTATCCATTGGCTCTCCCAGTCATTTATTTATGGTTTTGAACCATAAGTTTTGCTTGGGTCCCGATACCACCAAGCATGGTTCTACCTGTTGTTTTTCATTTAACTTTGTGACCATGGGTATGCCTGCACATTCATTCAGCAATCCATCCAGGTTGTCAACATCACCTGTGGCAGAATACACCCCTGGCGTTTCTACTTCAAACTCGAACTGCCATTGATTGTTAGTCAAAGTTGGCAGTTGGGTGATCACCGGCTGTGCTCGCAGACTGATCATTTGCTGCAAGGTTTCCCAGTTCCTTTGTTGATTCCTGGAATGATTCCAGTCCTCTATGTTGTTTATGGTTTGACCCACCCGATCTTCAAAGGGTATCTGGCTGGTCCTAAAGTTTCCTGTGATTCCTGTGGGACTGCAATCAAACAGGGTTTGTCCTTGTATCTTCATTGGCAGTATTTAACGGCAAAGAAAAACCCCGGAGTTTTTAGTTCCGGGGTTTGTGTTGTTACACTTAACCTTGGATTAGGTTGTTAGCTTGAATCCAACGCTGGTGCAGCTATCCAGCTGGAAGCCGGTATAGGTAATGTTAGCAGCAGCCAACATCACAGCTGAAGAAGTGTTGGTAGTGGTGTTAGCAAAAGCACCAGTTGGGTAGGTAGCGACTGAAATCGCAACACCGTCAACTTGGTACATAGCAACTGTAGAAGTTTGCTGGATTGCTTGCATCACGTTAGCAACGTACTCTTGCACGCCGCCTTCACCGTTGACGCTGGTGTTAGCAACAAGGCGGAAGAAGTCTAGCTTGGGGCCTTGTGGCTGAACTGGAGCACCTGCCAATGAGGTTGAAGGTGCAACTGGACCGTTTTGTGTGTCTAAGGCGAATACTGGTTGTGTATCGCCGTTTACTGGTGCGTAATATGCCATGGTAAATTTCCTTTAAAGTTTATGGGTGCTTTGACCCTACTCTTATTTAGTCTTTTGGCAAAAAATCAGCCTGCTGGTGGATTATTTTGGGCACGATTTCGTGCTGTAAAGTCGAAGCGATTCACCGCTTTAGCATAGCCTGCAGGCGTGGCCATTACCCAACCTTCATGTCCAGGATCCTTCAAATCCAGTTGGCGCAAGATATCCAGCTTCAAATCATGCAGCAACAAGAATATAGTAAACGCCGCTGCTAATGCTTCTGTGTTGCTGGCAGGGCTCTTCAAGTATTCCACAATGTTGGCAAACTTCCTGGGGCTGACCTTGGTCTGTAACCAGTCACCAAATCCTCCCAGCAAGTTATCAAAGTTACCACTGGGAATACGATAGTTGATGTAGTCCACACATAGTTTGGCCAAATCTGTGATTTGTTGTGCCCGCAGTTCTGCAGGGTTAAACAGTGTATCAATGTTACGACCTTGGCTACTCAGCAGGCCTCGGATCTGTTTGAGCTGTGCAGGATCAGGAGTGATTTCTTTGCCTCCAATGGGCTCAATCAACAACAAACCTGGTACATCATTGAACTTCACACGGCTCAAGGGCTGGCGGTGCTCACCTTGGTCAGCATACATGCTGTGCATGGCCACACCCACTTGACTGTTGCCTATTCTCTGTCCCAGGGCGCTCTTGGCCGGGATGCGATACTGTACTGTGTTGGGCTTGAACACATAGTTGCCAGACTCCAAGGATGGTGTATCCATGTACAGCAAATCGCCTTTGACATAGCCACGGAAGTTAGAAGGCACAGCAGCTTCCAGCATGGGCCACAGGGTAGCATATAACTGTATGAGTTCGCTGCGCTGTCCCGAACGACCGCCTTGTATCTGCGCCATCATTTGAGGTGATGTGGCCAGACCATCGTAGCCCTTGGCTTCAAAGCCTGAACCGTCTGTGAGCACAAACTCACCAGTGTCTGGTTTGCGCCCAAATACCACAGCAGGCTTGCCATCCCACTTCACTGTGACTGCTTTGGTAGGACTTTCTGCTGAGTGCTTGACTATTTCCAGTGCCTCTTGTGCGCCACGTGAGCCTTTGCGGAATATGAGATCTTCCAAGTGTTCAATGCCCTTGGCACGCCCGCCCACACCTGCTGCTTCGGCTTCGTAGATCTGATATGGGTTGGTCTTTTCAGTTTCAATCAAGGCAGTCATGCCCTGGTTTACGATACGGTCACGCAGGCGTGCTAGGAATCCTGCATCACTTTCTTTGATGGGACCGGGTTCTTGCAGTCCTTCACGTGCCAGGTATTCACGGAAGTCAGCCAGCTTGGCTTCACGATCGGGATCCATGGCCAACGCATCATAGATGCTTTCCACGCTCTTGAGATTCTTGCGATCATAGTTGGGACCCAACAGATACTGTGCGGCCTGATCTGGATCCATGGTCACTGGTTTTTCAGTCTGGCGACTGATGATACCTTTGTTGGAGGCTTTGAGTCCCAGTGATTTGGCTATGCTGCTCATCAGCACGTTACGGTGTACACCTTTGTAGGCTGATCCAGCGCCGCCACCTAACCAGAATATACCCCAGTTAAGGTCAGGCATGAACATGAAGTCAGTTTGCACATAGCCTTTTTTGGGATTACCTTCGATGGGTGTTTTAAAATGCACAGCTTCGCCGCTCATGCGTACCCAGTCTTTGGGGTCTTGTTTGTTTTTCACAGCCCATGCGTCCAGCATGCCTTTGAGCGCAGGTTTAGAGATCTCATTGGAGTCTACTGCCAGGTCCATGTCTCCGGAGTCGGGCTTCTTGCCGGTGCTGCCCAACCACTTCACAGGTATCTTGTCTATGTCTTTTTCTAAAGTCAAGTCAATGCCTGTGAGCTTTTCTAACCAGGCCACAGTGGATGGGATCTGTTCTCTAGGAATGCGCTGTGTCACAGGTTGACCATTGGCATCCTTGAATACGTTACCACCTTCTAGTAGTTGCATCATTCTGCTGCCTTGGCCAAGTTACTGGGATCATTGGCTGCGGCTATTTGTGCCACTATCCGATTGAATTTTTGTACTTTGTCTGGACGTATAGTGGCTATAGAAGCAGCTACATCTTCGGCTTCGCTACGACTCAATCCTACTTCACTTTGTAGCTGATTGGCCACGTTAGATTGGGTCTGAGTTAGGCCAGCGCGGCTTTTTGATTTCATGCTTTGCATATAAGTGGTGGCTTGAAATGCTGACTTGACTATTTCTTTAAAACTGTCTTGCATGTTGGCCTTGCCATTGTTGGCCATGATTTTGGCTTTGGCTTGATCAATGGCCTTTACCAGTTCTGCTGCGGGGCCAGTGAGTTGGGGCACATTTTGCACTGCCTGGGGCAATGATTGATAGCCACCAGCTAGTTGTTGCCGCAATAGAGACTGATTGATAATTTGATCCAGAGCTTCTTCTTTTTTACCATTTACTTTTTGCCATTCGCCAGAGTTGGGATCCGTGGTCCCGATTTCAGCAGCCAGGCTTGCTTCGGTTTGTTGCCATCTTTTGGCCACATCTTTGGCGGTGGAATCGATTAGTGGTGCGCTGAGTTTAGCAGCTACATCTTGTGCTTGTCCTGGTGCGGCAGTAGTAGTGTCAAACTTGCCACCGATTCCAGCAGCGTCTAATGTGGCGTTGGCGGCATAGTTGGCCACACCACCAGCAATAGCTCCAGCCTGTTTAATGCCACGACCTACAGCTTGTATGCCACTGACTATGCCCTCGTCTGTGCGACGGCGTGTGATTTCATGAATCTGCATTGGTTCTTCTCACTGATCTAGAAAACTTGCCCGAGTCCCGGGTGCGGATAGCATTCAGTAGTTTACGGGTGAGATTTTCAGCCTGTTCTGGTGGGAATTCAGTGTCAATCTGTTCCAGTAGTCTGATGGCATTGGCTATGATGTTGGCCGCGCGATTTTCAATCAACAGGCGGCGATCACGCTCAATGTACAGATCATCCAGTTCTTCCAATATACTACGGGTGCGTTTTTGCATGGGCTCAAGGACCTTTGCTTTATTTATTAAAATCTCGTTACCAAGTTGGCATTCGATCAGCACTGGTACAAGTTAAAATATTCCATTGGCCTATAAATTTTTATAAAAATCTAGCATAGAACTCAGCTAGTTTAGGAAACACCAAAGAAAACTGCTGATTGCGCTGGCGATCGTGCTGGATTATCTCGTTGAGCATGGCTGTGATTTCTGTTGGTGACTCTTTCCATTGTTTGCTTATGAAGTTCTTGACAGGTTGATCAGCAGCCCAATCCACATACTCCTGGCTACAGTTATCTAATGCGAAAATACCCTTGGCCATGTGTCTTGTGTGATTCACCAAATCACCCTCGCGATTGGTAGTGAAGTTTTGTTTGATCCAAGTGTCCAACTCATCAAGACTTGCCAGGTTGAATATGGATACAGTTTCCTCTACCAGGAACATCACATTAGAGGGCACAGTGCTCCGGATGTTCAATATGTTGTCTGTGACCTGCGACCACGAAGCTGGCCAGCGCAGGTATTCAAACTTTGAGCCTACACCATCTAGACTGAAATGAAGCTTGACCAAGAAAAACTTGTCAATGATATGGTGGTTGCGAGCATGTATGGGCTGTGTGCCATTGGTCTGGAAACACAAGGTCAACTGCTGTTTGGCGTTGGGCACGTTATCTCCCAGCCATTCAGCCACATCCCAATATTCTTGTCCTAGTAATGTTTCTCCACCGCAGAATACCAACATACGCAGATTGGAAAGATCCAATCGCTGTAGTGCTGAGATTACCTGTTGTTTGTCCTGGCTTGGCACGACTGGTTGTTGTAAATACTTTTGCCAAAAAGTGCTACTGTGTGTGCCACAAGTCCTACAGGCAAGATTACAACTTTTATCAAACATGAGATCTATCCTAGCAGGTCCTGACAGATTGGTATAAGGATATATTTCGAGTCCTTCATTCATACCAGTTCTCAAACTTTGATTACCAGAGTCCTCTATTCGTTTACATTGTAAGCATCCCGGATCCCAATGTTGTTTAAGCCTCAATGGTTGGAACTTTGGATCATGCCAAAAGTTACCTTCCTTTTGAGCTGGCCATAGATCATTTCTTAAGCAACAATGTTGTACCAGCGGCGAGTGGGAATTTGGCGGGAACACGAGATGCAATCCACCATGTATTTCTGAACAATACATGTTGGTCATGACGCTTTGATTTGGCCCAATAACTGTTTGAGCTTGTTGCTCTGCACATCTGCTGAGATCTTTGGCGTGTCAACCAAATTGTCCTCCACAGGCTTTATCTGGCTACGAGCTTTGATACTGTCCATGATGTTGGGCCCGGGCTTTCTACTCATAAGATCATTATCGTCGCCACCAGCATCTGTGATGCGCATGGTCTCAATATTGTATTCCAAGTCGATCTTTTGTCCCACACCTGTTGAACTACGACTTTTCATACACTGGATCTGATACTTGCCCCGCTCTTTCATGGCCCTGCTGGTAAAGATACCAAACACATTATCCGCTGTGTTAATCTTACTAATACCACCCGATATGTGGCTGTGGTCAAACTCAATCTCTTCCACCGCCGATCTGTTTAACTGGCTTGCTGTGACCATCAATATACCCAGTTCCTTGGCCAAGTTGCGCAGTTCTTCACTCACATACTTGTCCTTCACAAACAAGTCGTTGGGGCTGACTTTAGCGCTCACGGGCATCAACAAGTCCAAGTAATCCACCATCACAAAGTCCACTCGTATGCCAGTCTGTATCTGCACTTCTTTCAAATAGCTGCGGATATCATTGATGTTGCTCTGTGCGGGTAATCCCTTGACCCTGTACTGTCCGGACTTCTTGGCCACCATCCGGACCTTAAGCTCTGTGGTATCAATGTCCTTGCGAATGTCCTTGGTGCTCATGTTGGTGAGCATGGCATCTGTTCTCAAGCTGGTGAGTTCTTCACTAAGTTCCAGCGTGATATACACACCACTGAGTCCCTGCTGCAACCAGTTCAGGGCTATGTTCATCATCACAAGTGATTTGCCTGAGCCCGATCCACCGGCAAAGATATTGAGCTCGCCCCTGCTGAAGCCACCATACAGCAATCGATCCATTTGTGGCCAACCTGTGCTGACTTGTCCACCTGAGTTGAAGTATTTGTTGATACGAGCCTTGGGATCGGCCCAATAGTCTGTGCCCATGTCCTTGGTCAAGCTGATCTGCACCGCATCCTTGATCAGTTTCTCCACGGGATCAAAGTCACCCTTCTCCAGCATGTCTGCTGCTTTGAGGATGGCACGCTCTAGTTCTTGGCGCTTGGTGAATGATTCAAACTCGGTCATGAACCATTCAAAGTGACCTTCGTTCAAGTCCGGTACAGAGTCTAGCTTGATACCCGTGACCGCAGAAATCTGCGTCCTGTCGGGCATGGTCTTGTGTTTGTCTGAGTGCTCTTTGATGAACTCAGCTGCTGATCTCAGGCTGCGATCAAAGTTTTCTGGATTGTAGATGTTCTGCACACGCACATAGCTCTGTGCGTCCTCCAACATCATTTCTAGGAATAATCGCTGGACATCAAGTCCGTAGTCTTTTAACAAAGTTTGTCCTTTACGCTTGTTTCAAAAAAATGTTTGTTGCCAGCAGGTCCGTGGTGCCCATGCCATCCAAATTCATTGTAATCGCTTGGCTTGTTGATATTCAAGTTGACATCATACATAGAGCCGTCAAACAATTTACATCTGTTGTGATTCAAGCAATAGTCTAATATGTATTGACTTGGTCCCCAGCGATTGTTCGCATTTAAATTTTTACTGAGATTTACAATGATGTAGTTAGCGTTACAGGAATCTAACCACTGAGTGATTAAAAATATCTGTCGCAAAACTTGAGTTTCTATCCAACTACGATCACTAATCAACACCGACAATCGATCAAGTTCCTTGTACTGCAAATTTATCAATCCGTGATGACTTGCAACATTGACAGTTACTGTTTGCCACGTTTTTGTATCAAATATAGAACTTACCAGTGCTGTGTCTCTGTAGTCGTCAAATATGGTAATTCTTTCTAGTGGTGGCAAACCAATAATAAAAAAGTCTTGACCAAAGTTGTATCTTTGCTGTTCACCTACTAACATTTGACACACACTATCAAAACTTATTTTAGGTCTGCTACAGTTAATCACAGTATCGACATCCAATGCAGCAGCAGTCAATCCCCAAAAACTTTCTCGTGGAGTAACACAAATATTTGGTGTACTATAGCTATCGCCAAAAACCCAAAGCCTATCGTAGTCTTTTAACAAGTTGCTTTCTCCGTAGTTCTATCTTGATCCTGCTGGTTTCTCTGGCTTCGAATATAGTTAGCAAGGTCGTTAACCGACCCCAGCGTATCACAGCATCATTCACGTCTTTGATATCCGCAGGCCAGTTGGGCATGCTTACTGCCCAGCCCAGTTCCACAGCACGATCTACCAAGTCCAGGCCAGCCAAGTCTTGATCGGGCACCACTGTGATCTCTTTGCCCAAGCTGCGTATGAGCCTGACCTGTGCGTCATTGATACTATTGTGCATCACAGCCAAGCCGCTGATACTGAGTGCATCAAATATGCCTTCAACCACTATGGCCTGCGTCCAATCAGCGTGTTGAAGATCTGTGCCAAACACATAGCCCGGCTGGGTGTCGCTGATATATTTGGGTATACGATTGTCCAGGAATCTACAGGTGTAACCCACTATGCTGTTGTCATAGGTGAATGGTATCACCACATGCGGCCTGGTCCAATGCACATTGTCATTTTCTGTCTGTATCATTATGGGGTAATCATCTGGCACTGCTCTGCTGCGCACATACCCCCTGTATGGTTTCTCGTCCACCAACAACGATGCGTGGGGTGGCAAATCTCTTTCTTCGAATGTGATAGCAGCCAGTTGATTCCACACCCGCTGCCGGTCTTCCAGCAGGCCATGTATGCTGCGATGCTTGAGGCTTTCCAGATTCAGCATCTCAATATCACGCTCGGGCACATTGAAATGTTTCAATAGCTGTCGCGCTTTGATGCTGAGATTACGACCTAGGATGAAACTGGCTGTGTAGCCGCAGTTGAAACAGTGAAAGCTCCAGCCCTGGTCTGAGACCTTGATGCCGCCACGACTGCGTTTTTCTTGGCACACGGCGCAGTTGAAACTGATCCAACCAGAAGGTGTCTGTTTGCGTCGGGCCGGCAAGTAACTCAGGATATTTAGCATCTAGTTATTATAGCATAGATGCCAGACTGGATCAACGATATTGGAGATTAGTTATGTAACCTGTAGAGATCAGGACCTGGGCACATACTGTGCCTTGGTACTGCAATGGCAAGTAACCCGATCCACCATTGATCACTTCAATGGCGCCAATCTGGCCATTGCCCACACTTGTGACTATGGCTTCTGCGCCTGCACCATCACCCAATATCTGCACCTTGGGTGGTGCCACATAACCCTGTCCAGCGTTGGTGACGTTGATGGCAGTGATCACTCCATCTGTGACCACGGCTGTGGCCTGCGCTCCAAAACCTTGGCTATTGTTGAATGCTGCCCGGATCAAAGGATAGAAACCTACCACATTGAAATATTGGGTGCTGGTCTCATTGAGGTATGTGTAGCTGGCTGTGACATCATACCAAACTGACTCATAGTTTTCAGCAGCCTGGAACTTGATAGTGCCTGTGAAGTGATCCAGGTCCATCTTCACAGTGGTCAATGCCTGTCCATTGGTGGGAATCTGGCTGGAGAAGAACTCTGTGAGCTGTGTGGTATTCACGGGCTGTGGATACAAAGCCCAGTCAGGCCAGTTGGTAGGTCCAGGAACCAGTTGCTGTGCCTTGCCGTATATGGTAGGAATGGTCAGCATTTCGCTAGGCACAAAGGTGGGCAATATGCTGTCTACTATGTTGCAATCTGCACGGGCTCCGGAGTTGGCATCCACATAAGCGGCTTGCACATAATCACCTGCGGTGCGCTGTATGCTGTAGCTGCCGGGCTGTGCCACAAAGTTGATGGTGTCTTCAATATCCAGAACCACCTTGACCCTGCCCAGGGTAGCACTCAAGGTGACCATGGGTTTTTCCAGCAGCAGTTGATCACCTGTTTGATTCATCAAGCGGAACACAAAGGTGCTTCCGGTGATGTTCACAGGCTTCTCTTCTTGGTTTATGAATTCGAACAATAGCACGTTGTCCACGCCCTTGTTCACGGTTAGAGTTTTTGCATACACTGAATCGTACCTCGCTGTAAAGTATCCACCACTGGTGTCAACTAACAAAACTTTGGTTATCTGTTGGTATAAGTAAACGGTGGTTGAATACATAGGAATCCTCGTTAATATTTATGGGCAATGATATCTTTCAAAAACTCGCTGACAAGTACCCCTTTATAACCTTGTGCATCTACGCCAACGAAGAATACGTGGGCGTGGTGCAAAACAAAGATGATGCAGTAACTACCATTTATGACTTTGGCAGTATCATCACACAAGAGGAAAAGCTGGAGTTTTTGGAACTTGCTGCTGTTTGGTGGTGGGAAAGCAATCGCAGCATACCCATAAACATATTCCTGCGCGGGGAGTGGGACAAGTTCCGCATAACCCTACGCACTTTCAGCAACAAAGATCTTGAAATCCTACACGGTCCCGCTTGTAGCTTGATGGACATAGCCCGCAGGAAAAGCAAACGCAAGAGTATTACTCTGGTTCGGCGGCTTGACTAGTCAAGTTCATGTGCAGCGCCACCAAGGCTGCATAACTGATAGCATGACTCTTTTTAAACATATATCCCCGGCTCTCGTCCCCATCCCATACTGATTCAAACACTTCTGTCCAAGGACGATTCTGCAGGTGTGCTTTGCCTGGACGAATCACACTGATAAATGCTGCCATCCTGGGTATGCTGTCTGGCTTCATACTGGCCAACAATGCTGTGTAGTTACCCACATGCACTAGTTGGCTAGCCCAAGCAGAATCCTCCCACAGTCTCGACCAAGGTGGCTCTACAGCCAATACTTCAGCATAGTGCTCCGGTGACTTGATTAGATTATATACACCCATGTTCAACAGATCTATCTTGAAGTAGCCACGTGTTTCTGCTGCTTCATAGTCTATGGCCGCACAACCGTTGACGATGTCTTGTGGGATTTGTGTGATGTAGATGCCCGAGTTGTGACGTCGGGGTTGACCTTGATGCAGTTGCATTGCAGCCGTGTGCTGTATCAGTTGTAGTACCGCTGTTCTATCGGGTACATCAATGTCAATATCTGCGCTCATAGTGTGATTATAAACACCAGAAAGAGATAAGTCAACTGATGTGCCATTTGATCCAACCCAAAATGTGCCCAGAATCCAGACTCTTCGTAGCTGCGGGCAGCACAGTTCATCTTGATCCAATCCACGTGGTAGTGTATCACCCCATCCAGCACACCCAGCATCACACTAAGTGGCCAATACAAAGGACCCAACACACAACCCACGCATAACATGGTGCCGATACTGTGTTTGAAACTGTGCATGATGCCACGCCAGTGACCGTAGACGGCTTTCTTCTCTATCTCTTCCAGGCTCTGATCTACAAAATCAACATACCAGTGTTTGGCTTGTAGCAAAACCAACAGCAATAACATCAACTGTTCCATCACCATCCTGCTTGTTTAAGTATTTCTTTGGAATACTCTTGATCCGCAACATAGTCTCGGAACTTCTTCTGCCATATGTCCGAATCAATGTAAGGCCATATCATGGATATCTGATCTGCTGTGAGCTCACTCAAAAACTTCTGTCCAGACTCACAGTTATAGATCACCCAGGGTGATATCCTGCCTGTGGTCACGGCATAACACATAACATTGGTGTTACCAAATCGCAAACAATCCTGTGGCTGGCTTTGATTCTTTTCGGCCCAATCTATGCCGTATTCCACAGCACGACCAAGAGCGTCCGCTACATTCTCTACCTGTAGATACTGTATGAGATATTCTGTGTACAGTTGATCACTGGCCCAACGATCAATCTTTTTGTTGTTTTTTAACAGCCATTCAAGGAACTGTTTGGGATTCACACTGCGAGTGGCCACACAATACCGACCAAACTTCACGAAGGCCTTGTAGTATGGGCTGTCAGCAAAGTCATCAAAGGTCTTGAGTCGTGCGCTGCCTTGCGTGGTTTCATAGAAACGCAGATAGGCTTGGAAACCAAGTTCCACGCCTCGTTCGCTACGCTCTTGTCTACGGCGTTTGGCTTCGCACACATGTACTGCCAAGCTGGTTTCTTTTGCGAACTCCTTGCGACAGTATTGACAGGCGTACTTACTTGCTGTGACCGTGATCTCTGATGTAGTCATCTAACTCTTTTTTAGTTGTGATCTTGGCCAATACTTCTATTTCGTCATCTTTGAGATGTGGGAACAATCCAGATAGCTGTTTGCGGATACCGCTGGCGCCAGGTTCTTTCTTCCGGGGCGCGATCCATTGATGTCGTTGTGTGCCCATGCCTGGACTCACTGTGGTGGCCAGTAACCATTGTAGTTTGGGGTGGCGACTGATATCAAAGAAATGTTGATTCAATCGTTCGTTGGTAGCGATCACATAGAACTCCTGTAGATCTCTGCTGCCTTGTACGCTACTGCCCCAACGTATCATCAAGTAAGGACTGAACTTTTTCTTTTGTTCATCTGTGAGGCTGTCATAGAACTCGCGGTTCTTACGATCAAACTGTGCCATTTCATTGCTGATGTTAAGTGGGTCTGTCATCGTCGGCTCAAGTAGTAGATCATTTTAGCATGTTCCAGGGCATCATGTAAAGTGGGATTGGTGTTGGCTTCTTGGCGTATCTTGTACCAGAGTTCATTTTCCAACAGACCTTCGCGACGCTGTTGTGCTTCCAAGGTCAGACCCACCACGTGCCTTTGTGTGCTGCCTTCTTCCCTCGCATATATCACGCCGTCATAGCTTTCATAGATAAGAGTTGCACCCGGGGTGAGTTGACCCATGCTACCATGCCTTGTTGTAGTCCACTATCTCACAGTTGCGGCTGATGTCTTTGACGAAATACACGCATTCTGGATCGTCACCTTCGGTCAATGGCACTGCCAGCAGCTGGCCATTCTTTAGTTTGGGCGCATACCAACTGACTTCGTGATACACATCCAAGATTTCAATGTCGGGGAAACTGGGTCTGAAACTGGTCAACGGATTGAACTGAAAAACTTTGAACCCACGATCATTGATGCTGGTCAAGGGCAATACTTCTAGGTCACCCACATCAGGTTCACCTATCAAGATCTGCCAATCCATGGGCATGCGCACAGTGTCTGCGCCTATCCTGAGCACCAAGGCTGGACTGTTGAAGCTCTCCAAGAAGATCAATGGGATGAAATGATAGTCAGGATCTGCTGGATTTGAGTTGTCTAATATAGAAAACCGCATGTCTTCAACTTCATCAGGCAAGTGATCTAGGTCGTATGTAACATTGTCAAGTGTGAGTATTCGCATGTTTGTAGTGTACAGGTCTAGGGTCTGAAAGTCAACCTATTTTATTTTCATCCATTCCAACTTCTCCTGGCTGAATGGATAGTTGGCTTCTTTGTAAAACTGTTTGCGTTTGGTCAAGTGGCGTTTGGCAAACTTGCAGGTGCTGGTCACATCCCAGATCTGCACATGGTCTTTGTCTTCAGCTTTGCGGATGCCTCTTCCGATGCTTTGGATGACTCGAACAAAACTCTTGCCAGGCTCAATGAGAACCAGATTAAAAATACGGGGGATATTAATACCAACAGCGGCCACGCCATAAGTGGCCACAATAATCTTGCCTGTTGCTTCTGCCACTTCGTCATATTCATCCTGTCTGTCTTTGGCTTTGGTAGCACCTGATACGAACACTGCCCGATCACCCAGTCTTTCAACCAAGGCTTGTCCTGCTGCTACCCTATCTACCAGTACCAATGTGTTACCGGTTTCGTTCACATGCTGTACCAGTTCGGCCATTGCATCCAAACGTCCTGATTCTTCCAACAAATACTTGAGCTCGCTTTGGTAGTTTGAGTATTCCACATGGTCTTGTAGTTGTACGATATTCACATGGCACTGTGCCAACACGCCCTGACTTTGTAGCTCGCTGGCTGATAGCTTGCTGATCACTGGACCCAGGCTTACCAGCAGGGCTTGGCTTTCAAACTTTTCTTTGGGTATGGTGCCGGTCAAGCCCCAGCGGATTGGCACTTGCGCCATCACACTGGTCAGCAGAGTCTTGAGCGCATCTGCTTTGGCCATGTGTACCTCGTCCACCATCACGCATACCACACCTTCGATGAAGTCTTGTATGGTAGCTTCACCCACACCGCTCTTGGTGTTCTTTAACAACACATTCAAACTCTGCCAGGTGCAGATGGTATGTGTTTTGCCAATGTCTTTCCTGTCACCAAAGTACACACCTACATCTAGTCCAAGGTTGATGTAGTCTTTCTCAGTTTGTGTGACCAAGCTCTTGTTAGGTACTATCACGATGCTGCGTCCATAAGGCTCCACACTGGCACTCAAGGCCGCAGTCATGATAGTCTTGCCTGCGCCAGTGGCCACTTCTTGTATGCATTGTGGGCTGGCCAGGAAGTTGTTGATGATCTCCACCTGATAATCGCGCAGCATGATGGGTTGCCCTTCTATGGGGTGTCCCTTGGGCCAGGTCTTGTGCGAGAATGTGCTTTCAGTGACTTGGTCAAATGCGAACGTGGTAGTGTAGTCCCGCTGGTCATCCAGCTCTATGTCCCAATCAAACTTTTCCAGCGTGGGCAAGATCTCAGGCAGCAAGTTGGTGTAGGTGCTGCCACCTAACTGGAAGAAGCTGACCTTGCCGTCCCAACGACCTAGGCGCACAGCCGGCAGGTAGCGGGCATAAGGCACATCGTATTTGAACTGCTTGACCAAGGCACGTCGGGTGTCTAGGTCCAAGCCTTCTACTTTGATGTTGACTTCATCACGTATGACTATGGTGCATCGTTTCATCTATGTAAACTCGGGTTATGTGCTGTCGTTGTTGTATGTGTTGCATGAGCTGTGCTCTGGAAATAGTTTCAATCAACTGTGCCACAGGAAAACGATATGGCATTAGTTCCGCAGTAAAGTCCCATCCCTGGCGTTGGAAATAGTCCCGGTGGTGTTGATAGTAATCTTCCATCTGTGAAATGCGGGCTCCCACAGTCCAATGATCTTCTTCGAACATACGCACCACAAAGTCTGCTGAATAGTGCAGGAATGGTTGGAACGCCGCCTCACCTATGTAGTTATCTCCGTCGTGGGCGAGGTCTTCCAGAGTCTTGCCTATCTCCACATAGTTCAAACACACCGACCCCCAGGCCGGAGTACAGGTTATACAATCTGCTATGGTAGCATAGTCCAAGGTGCGTGTCTTAGGCAGTCCAAACCAAGTGCATACAAAACGTGGATCTTGTGATCGCATAGCCGTTTCGCAGGCATGCACAGCCAGGTTCAACTCCGCCAAGGCCTTACGCACTGGTTCGGGTGCTGCCTGCCAGAACTCATGTTGCTGTTGATCCAATAGGCCATGATACTGTTCAAAGATGTGGTGCAGATAGTTAAGACAATCCTGGGTATATTCAAACTCCCGTTGGATTATAGGCTCATAGTCATTGATGGTTTTGCAGCAGTGCCGGATCCATGTCTGGGCACGATTGCGTTCAGTGGCCGGATCATCAAACCCGTAGAAACGTTTCGGATGGTCCAAGGGGTAAGGGTCTCGTGCTGCCATGCGCTCAAGCCAAAGACGTCCCAGTACATTGTCAGCTACAGCAAAATCCAAAGGGTAGGAGTCTGCACCTAAGAGGATGTGCAGATATTTTTGTGTCATGCATATAGTATACAATATCCAGACACGCAAGTCAAAAAAACAGGCACCGAAGTGCCTGCTAAAAGCCCCGGGCCGGAGCCAACCAAACCCGGGGTAAACTGTGTTAGGCTTGCTTCATGCAAGTGGTCTCGCTCATGCGCTTCCAGTTGCCCGGGAAGCTCTTGCGCAGGTCCGCAATCTTCAGCGCCATACGCAGGCTCATCTCACGCAACCGGGTTTGGTTGGTTTGCATAAAGTCAACGATCTCGTCCTGGACGTATTCTTCAAACTCGTAGTCTGCGAACAGCACACCGTCCTTGGCAATCTGCTTAATGCGCAGGATCTTGTCACGCATGGTGTCCAGGGTAAGGTCCAGATAGTGGCAGCGGCTTTGCAGTGCATCCAAGTGATCGCGCAGCTTCTGGCTCTTCATGCCATCAAACTTGAGGTTGGTGATAAAGATTACCGAACCTTTAAACTCGAAGCTGTCCGGAATCCCTTCGCGGCGCAGAGCACTCGACTCTGACAACCAGCTGATCTTGCGCTTCTTGCCTGAGTCCAAGGCACCCTTGAGCAAGTTCAGGCTCACGTCATCCAACAGGATGCTGTCACAGTCATCAAACACGATGATGCAGTTCGGGTCCGAATACTTGTACAGGGTTTGATACAGGCCGATGGGGGTGGCACTGCCCTTGACTACCTCTGCACGGAGGCGCTTGTTACCCAGCATCTGCATCATATGCACTTTTTCGATTTCATGCTCCACACCGTGGCTCTTGCCCACACCCGGAGGACCGCTGACGATCATTGCACGGATGTCACCGCTGATACAGGCCTTGGTCATTTCCGTCAGGATGTCGAAGCGCTCACGGATGCGGGTGATGGCCTCTTCGTCGGTCTCATGGACCACGGGTTCGGATTTGGCACTGAAGGTCACGGTGTTATCTATCACAGCATCTCCTGACAAGAATTCGATATCGCTGATATTGTTCACACGGATGCGGATGGCATCGGGGCAGTTAGGGAAGGTGCCGTTGTTTTTTACGGTAACGAAGTTACCACGGGTTCCTGTTTGGAAGCCGCTGACTAGAGTAAACTCTTTGTTGGCGACAGATTTATTACGATACTCACCGCGTATGATTCGGATTGCGCTCATTTATTGGCTCCTAAAGTTTGGGGTCTATTGCCCCGTTTTCTTACTATACCGCTATTATAGAGTAAATGAGATTTCAGGTCAACCTGGAACTGTGACCACTTGGTCAGTGTCCACTAACACGATGTTACGGGGCTCGCCCACTGGGCGCCACCGCAGCTGGATAGGCTTGTCCAGCAGCACCGTGAGCTGGACCTTGCCGCCATACTTGACGCGGCTCTCAATCACCACGCCCTCAATGAGTTGGTCCATGTACTTGCCCGCCACATGCTCACCGTCTCGTATCCAACTCATCGTCTGCTCCTGTTCGTTTACTGTATGTCAATATTATAGCAAAATGGCCAATACCGGTCAACCACCTTGTAAGTCATTGATTTTACAGCATATCTAGCTGGATTTGCAGCCCTTCCCAGGTGCCGCAGAGCCCTGTGGCACATTGTTCTGCTGCGCCAATGCCGCTGCGCATGCCCTCCAGGGCGTCCAGGGCCTTTTGCGACGCTGCCACTTGGTTGGAGAATCCGAACAAGCCCCAACGGATCTGCTTGGCTGTGGTATAGATGCCAATGCCGCTGATAATGATGCGCATTTTCTGACTATTCTTAAGGCGTTTGATTTTGATCATTTCGGCTCCTGTTCGTTTACTGTAAGTCAATATTATAGCGAAATGGCCATTTCTGGTCAACCTGCAAGTTTCTGGAAAAGACGCTGGTTAATAGCGTCCATTTCGTCGCGGCTCACATAGAAATCCGTGCGCGGGTCATAGTAAGAGCCCTCTTTGGGGTCATAATACAGCACCTGCCCTGAGAAGTTGAACGGGCCTTCCAAGCCCGGGCGCGGGCCATATTTCTGGCGCATGTCGTCCATTTCAAAGCGGTCTGCCAGTACCTTGTAGCCCATGCGCTTCTCCTGTTGTTTTACTGTAAGTCCATATTGTAGCAAAATGGCTATTTCTGGTCAACCGGAATCTAGCACCAAAGATTTCGTATTTTGGGGTCGCGAACTTCGTGGGGTTTGGGCTGTCCGTGGAAAACGATCACTGAGGTGTCGCCGGCGATTTCAGCACCTGTGTCTGGCAGATTGGCACGGCGGCGTCGGAAGTCGTATCCACCATCCAGCACTTGCCAACGATAGCTTTGGAAATACTTTGCTTCCATGTATCTGCGTTCGTTGTAGTCAATGGTAGCGTTGAGATAATCCTGATCTCCAGGATACTGCCGTATGGTCTGTTCTATGTTGCCAGCGTTGAACTTGTCCCATACCCAAGCATAGCGATCGGTGTTCCACCACATCACGCTGCTGTTGATGGAGTTGTAGGAATCCTTCTGCAGATATCGGAAATCCTTGATGGCCCAGAACTTTTCTGTGCTTAACTGGAACATCCAACTGATATTCTGCATTATGACCACATCAAGATCAAAGTACAGCAAGTCTCCGTGATAGTGCTCGGGATTGAATAACTGCATCTTGTACCACCAACTTTTCTTTGGTCCTTTGATGCCTGGCCATTCTGTTAGATTGTGTTTGATCATGTGTGGTGGCACGCTGCGATCATGTTCAGTAAACACATGCAGTTTGAGTTCGCCATCGATGTGCCGTCGGATCATGCTGTGGAGATTATCCACATACCGCCAATCATATCCATCGCCGTGTATCAAACAGGCACAATGGCGCTGACGGTCAGTGACTAATCTGTTTTTTTTAGACATTTAGAACTGCCACACTATTTGATATTGATCGTATATGGGAAGATGATTTTTAGCTTCCAAGTATTCAAACACTCGACGGCCTTTGCCTGTGCGCTGCTGATTGTGGCACCAGCGTGTGTTATCATCAACCACGACCACAGCCCCGGGCTTGAGATATGGTTCTATGACCAAGAACTCTTTGAGATGATGTTCTGCGCTGGGCACATCATCCTCCCATACTACATCCCAGGAATCCAGATAAAATAGATCCACTGCGGCAAGATCTGTTTGCTGCTTTAGCCAAACCACGCTGTCCGAACAGTCCACAGAAAACTTTTCACTGGCTATGAGAGATTTTGCTGCTGCACATGCTTCAGGATCTATGTCTACTGATCGCACACGACCGCCATGCCAATCCACGAACTTGGTGAACAAGAAGGCGCTTTGGCCATCTGTCCAGTTGTCAGGAGTCCTCGTGGTACCAGTCTCAATGATATCAAAATCTTTGCTGCGATGTTTCAACATCAACATGAACATGAGATCAAATCCCATGGCTCTGTTGTACATGCCGTCAATCACCCGGCCACGGTTGGCAGTGAAGTTGATGTTTAGTTTATGGGCCCAGTTATCGCGATAGTGTGTTTGCCAATCAATAGTCATTGTATATTTACTGATGCTTACAGTGCAGATTGTATTCTTTTGAGCCACGTGCCTGCGTGTAGTTCTTCCAGGGTGTATTCTGTGTGGCAGATTTGCACTAACCAAGTGTCAAGATCACGATCATATGGTTTTTCGATATCCGCTAAACTGATGCCCACCGGTGCCGCCAAACTGGACTCATGCACTATGGGTCTACAACCCGCGATGGCAGCTTGCACACCGGGACCAGAGTTATGGTTTACTACAGCATGATAATCAAACCGCATATCAAAGCTGTCATAGGTATTGGCCATAGGCTTTGGTTGTTCGATCACAATGTCTCTAGGTAGTTGAGCTAGGTCCAATCTGCAACGTGGATGTGGTCGCACTTTGATATCGCGGTCAGTGTGCTGACGCACCTGTTGTATCTTGTGCTTGACCCAATCAGTCATATTGTTCAGACCAGCCACTTGCAGGCTGCGATCATGTTGAGCAGCGATGACCACACTGGAGTCGCCATCAAACTTTATGGCTTTGCTGATCCTCAGTTTCTTGGGCCTATCCCAATCTAGATCTTGTTCGTGTCCATAGTAGCCATCGCGTGTGATGTTGTTCACAGCCACTTTCCAGGTCTGGCCACGATACAGCGCACCTATCTCCAGCACTATCACGGGCTTGTTCTGAGCGCGATAATGCTCATATACTTGGCGATTTAGTGCCATGCGGCCAGACCACAGCACTGACCAGATCAATGCTGCATCCGAATCTTGACTGTTTTCTTGTGTCTGTATACCGCTGCTCTGAAAATAGTCCAGCACAGCAGCCATCACGGGACGACTGTTTTGGGCACATTGAGAAGGAAAATAGGCTATGTTATTGATCACTAAATATCTCACTATGAAATACTCTGTAGTTACCACCTTTAACCAGTCAGGCTATAAACAATACGGCCAGCGCATGATTCAGACTTTCCTAGCCCAATGGCCTGCAGAAGTAGATCTTGTGGTATATGCTGAGAACTGCGCTGTGACTGAAACAGCACCCAATCTCACAGTGCGTGATATTTCGGTATGCACAGATCTTGTTGCATTTAAACAACGATGGCAGGGTGTTCCCAAGGCCAACGGAGATGTGAGTCAGGATCCGGTGCGTAGTCTTAGGCGTGATGCTGGCAAAGGGTTCAAATGGGACGCAGTACGATTCGCACACAAGGTCTACAGCATATTCCATTGTGCCCAAAACACCAATGCAGATATCTTGATATGGATGGATGGTGATACTGTATGCCATAGTCGTGTAACTATAGCTGATTTACAACGTCTCTGTCCTGAAGACTCTGAACTCGGTTTCCTAGGTAGACGTGGTAAGTTTTCAGAATGTGGTCTGTATTCAATGAACTTGGGTGCCACAAACATACAACAGTTCCTTACTGAATTCCAACGCATGTACGATGATGCTGAACAAGGTATTTTTACTTTGGATGAATGGCATGACAGTTTTGTGTTTGATGCGGTGCGGCACAAGATATCTCCTATACAGATAGATTGGAGTGGTCATCTTATCACAGGCGAAGGACATCCATTGATCAACTCAGCCTGGGGCGCATATCTAGATCATCTCAAAGGCAAACGCAAAAACACAGGACGCAGTCCTGCTAGTGATCTCAAAGTGCCGCGCACAGAATCTTACTGGCAATGAACTGGATATTCCTCAACAAGAAAAACAACGACGAATACATTGAAATGTTTGCTCGTGGTTGTGGCTCTGCACCCACTGAGTTAGAAACATGGAACTACCAAGATAGCACAGAGCCCGTGGTCATACGCGGTATAATGAAACACAAGATAATCAAACGCTGTTGGACTGATCAGAGAACGTTTTATTACATGGATTCAGGATACGTTGGCAATCGGCCCAATCCTAAAAATCCACATGGTTGGAAACAGTGGCATAGGATAGTGCCCAATAACTTACAGCACGATCGTGTTATCACTAGGCCAGCTGATCGTTGGCAACAACATGATATTGGCATGCCACGACGACAGCATGGCAGCCGGATACTGTTGGCATTGCCCGACGAAAAGCCTTGTGTTTTTTATGGTATTGACCTTGAGCAATGGACACAGGAAACGGTAGCAACTATCAAGCAGCACACAGACCGTGAAATAGTCACACGCTCACGCGACCCTAATCGACAAGTCAGGGTAGCCAATGATTTGCAATCAGCATTGACTGACATCCATGCTGTGGTCACTTTCAACAGCATCGCTGCCACTGAGAGTGTGTTGGCGGGTGTGCCTGCTTTTGTGTTAGCTGATT